TACCAAATATCAGTTCAAATGTCTTCATCCAGCCGGTGCTGACAGCGTCTTTCACTGATTCGATTGCATCCCCGAAAGTACGGGCCTTCTGAGCGGCTTCAAAGGCTTTTAACGAAAATTCGTCAAATGTGTAGCCGAGAGACTTAATTGCCTCGTCTATGGAAATGCTTTCCTTCTCCGATTTTGAATGAATTTCTTCAATGATTTCAGAGACTGTCATGCTCCGCTTATTAGAAGCGTCCACGATTTCGGTTACGGCCTTAGAGTAATCATTGAAAACCTTCATCATGACGTCAGATGTAAGCCATGCGCCCTCAGTCAACTGCGTTGTGAACTGGGATACATTGAACGCCGTGGCTTTTGCCCCTTGCGAAACGGCAGAGTAAGTTTCGTCGCCATTATCTTTAAGAGTTCCGAGGGATATAGCCGCAGCAATACACTTGCGACGAAATTCGTCGGTGTCCATGGAAGCATTCTGGATGGACTTGTAATCTTCCAAACGCATAACACCAGCACCCATTGCCTGGGACAGCTGATACATTGCACGACTGGCAGTCTGAGCATTCTGTCCAGAAAGAGCCGCCCAGTTAGCAATGCCCTCCATCGCCGTAACGGACTCTGTCAGATTTTTACCGGTGGCTGTGAATTTAGCAATATTGGCGACCATATCGGTGAAATTGTAGCTAGTCTCATCGGTAAACGTATTAAGACGATCAAGTTCTCTATTGACATCCTCGAGGGCGTACCCTTGAGCCTCAAGAGTTGCAACAGAAGACGTCTTAGAGCCAAACTTTTCAAAGCCGGCAGAAATTTGGTCAATGGAAAGAGATTTAACGAGATGTTCTCCTGCGGCCATAGCTTTATTCACAATGTTCTGAAGAGCAGTGATTGCTACAACTTCCATTGCCGTGAATTTCTGCTGAATGGCAACTACGCCACTTCCGAGAGTGTCAAAACTGACATTGTTTGCGGCACGACCAATGTTCTCAAATCCTTTCGCACCATCTTTCAACTGAAGGCCGTTTTCCAAGTTTCGAATACTCTTAAGGCTCGTCTGTATTCCACTTTCGAACTCTTTGTTATCGAATTGCATCTCTACGATGCGTTGGTCAATGGATGAACTCATTCTTTCGTTACCTCCTTCCACGCGTTATCTGCAATTTTGTCAAAAATAGGACGGATGGCAGGATTGATGTAATCTCTCCCCTGCACATATCCGCCATGATTTGTACCGTGACCGTATTGCAGAATGATGGCAATATTAACACCATTGTTCACATTGGAGTTTGTCCAAATAATCTTCGTACCAGAGTTGGTTTTCTCAATTCGATAATCCCAACTTGCCGCAGTTTTTCCAGTATCAACAGGCGTGGCAAGGGCAAGGGCCTCAACACCTTCCCTTCCGAACTTATCAAGATTCTTCAGATAATCGCCTTTAAGGGTTCGCTCAAGGAACTTTGTAGTTTTCTTCAGATTACCCTTATGTTTAAATACAATTCCGGCCATTTTGAATTACCTCACACATAGCTGGCGCCGTAGAGTCCCTGCTCTACGAGTCCAAGCGACTTGGCAAGGTTATAGATAGCCATAGCATCTCCGTTACTTACAGGGCCGATCTCAATTTTTTGCATAATCTTCGTTGGCATCTGGTCTGCGGCAGAACTGTTCCAATCCTTGATAATATTGTTCATGTCCACATCACCACCGGTAGTGATGCCTGTAACAGGAGCTTGTCCATACTGGTGAATATGGCGAGGAAGGGTCGTGTTGAACGCTGCCCTCATATCCGAAAGCCAACCGATGTAGCCGGAATTCACAAGCCCGGTGTAATCGATGTAATTGAGCGCAAAGTTCGTGAAGGTATAAATACCAGGCAAATATCCGCAGGCTCGTACCTTCTCGCAAAACACTTTCGCGCATTCAGTTTTTACATTCTTGGAAACACCGTCGGCGCGTCCGGTATGCTCTTTCGTTCCCCACTCAGAATCATAGAACAGCGGAAGCCCTTTTCCTCGACCAGCCAACAGATTGCAGGCAAACTCAGCTTCTTCCCTCGCCTCAGTGGTGTTTTTCGCCTGTGTAAAGAAATAGAATCCGGCAAGCTTGTCGTTGTCCAGCGCACCGATAATATTGGCCTCGAAATACGGGTCTGCCGCCAAGTTACCGGCATCCAAATAGCCACGGTAGCCAATTCGGATGAGGGCCTTATATGGCACAAGAGCCCAATTGATTGGACCTTGGTATTTGGAAACATCGATAAGCTTCGTGCTTTCCGCAACCGGAATTGGCGCTTCACCATAAGTGCCAACCTTGTTCGCCGTGCCGGAATAAGCTGTAGGGTCAAGCCCCTTCCCTGTAGAAGTGGCGCGAACCTCAAAGTGAACATGCGCATACGGAGGGTCTGCAAGTGCAGCATTTCCTGTATTGCCCATGACACCCAACGCATCTCCGGATTCAACAACATCACCGACTTTTGCCAGCAACTTACTGCAATGACAGAAGTACAGGTAATTCACAGCATCGGGTGTCTGGTTCGCATCAAGGCGCACACAAATGTAATAGCCCCACTCCCATGTCCTATTAGAATGGTCGGTCACAACGCGTGCGGTAATCACCTTGCCGCGAATCTTTTTACCCTTATAGGTGGGCATATAAAAAGTAGTACCGTCCAGAAGCTCCAGATCGATACCACCGTGCCAAACTGTTCCGTTACCTCTGGTATAACCATAGCAGGCATACCCATAACGCACACGGACTCTACCGTTAGCAATTCCAAGTCTCATGTCTTATCTCCCCTTCTAAATTGGAATCTTATGGTTTCTTTTTGCGCGCAGCGTTAAGTCTGCGGTTTCGTTCCATGATTTCACGCCTGCTCATCTTTTTAGGCGGAGCATTCTTAATGTTGCAAACCTTGATAAGAGTGATTAGGCGATTCAGGTGCCATTTCTCAAACTCAACCGGAATCTGCAAAGCAATCATCCAGTAGTAAATCAGCTCGGAAGTGATGACCTCACTTTTACTGCCTTTGGATTGCTCTTTTGAAAACCAGGTCGCGGTCATAGGTGCATCAATGTAATCGTTGATTTGCTTAAACAAGGCCGGTGTAATGCCTCTGTATGCCAGAGGGTTCACATTCTTGTTTATAGTCATGCACCGTATGTAATCGAGCGATTCTTCGATAGTTTTCGATTCCTCTTGAAGAAAAGGTTTATGCCATTTTGATTCCCACTTAGAGAGGGAGACAAGTGAATGCTCGAGTGTCAGATGCTGTTCGGGAACATAGACAAATTCACCGCAGCTTTCATTGAAATATTCCTGTTTAGGGATAGTGATCTCAAGCATTCTCTTGCCTCCAGTTTCTTAGCTGTTTACATCGGCCGCTTCTTTAGGCAGAACACCGTTGATGAACTCGGCTGCCATTTTTGCATCGCTCGCAAGCTCCATGAACAGCTCAGAGTAGGCTTCAGTCTGCTCAAAGGCGTCGCGCAGCTCCTGACTCTTGATGAAACGGCGGCCGTCCGCGGACTTCTCGCCGTAAGCTTTCAGAATAATAGTCTTGAAATACTCGATAATGCGAGATGTATCCTTTTCCTGAACAATCTTTTCCAGAGTCTTGGTAAGGCCGCCAACCGTCCCAAGCTGAAGCTCGATAACTTCAGCCTTGTTCAGGTTGAAGTAAAAGTCCTCGGCGCGGTCGTTGCCATCATAGTCGACATATTTGATGTTTTTCTTAAGCATAAAAGATTTCTCCTTTCAAATGTCAAAACTCACGCAGGAGGCAGATTTTCTTCGATGGCCTCACCATCAGAAGACAGGATAGCGGACCATCTGCTATCCGAAATCTGTCCTGCGTTTAAGAGTTTTTTAAGGTTGCGAACACCTCGTCGGGCATGGGCAGGCGGGCCTCAACAGTATCCTTACCAAACAGAATATCCTCAAGAGCGGCAAGCTTGGACTTGTCGGTGATCTTGGTGGAATCGATAGTAATGCAAGAGGTAGGCTTCATGTTCTCAACCGCAACGGGGTTGGTGGTTACCTCCCAAGAGAAGCTCACAGCATCGGGGCTATCATTGACAGTCTGATGCTGCTCCTCAGAGGGAGAAGCGGTGCAGCCGTAGACCAGATGCAGCTTATAGCCGTCATCCTTCGTACTGGCAGTGTCGTTGCCGATCTCGGTACGGTACACAAAACCGAAAGGCTGGCGGTTCTGCTGGCCGACGTACACACCATCCAGAGCAGCAGCGGAGCCATCGCAGGCCTCGAACTCATCGGGATACTGGTAGGCCTCAATCGTAAGGCCCAGCTGCTCCGCACTGCGCAGAGAAGCATACTTGATGTTGTCCGCATACAGGGCAGTCTCCTCAGCGCCGGACGGAGACTCCGTGACACTGGTCAGACCATTCCATGCAACACCCTTGGGGTACTTTCCGGCCTCATCCTGAGGATACAGAACACCGTGATTTACGCCGGTCTCGTACTTGCGAGTACCGGTCTCGTCCCAAACCAACTTAGACATGGTTGTTTCCTCCTTAGTAATAAATGTTGAATACGAAATGATTTAAGTTATCGGCTTTGTAAGTTCTATCGAACAAACAAAGAGGCCACTGTGCGATAATATCCGGGTAAATGCTATCCGGGTTTTTATCAATCACAGTGACCTGATAACGCTTTCGCTGCATGTATGGGCGATTGTCAGCAAATTTGGTATCCGCGGTTGTAAGCTTATAGACGATGCACGGATACTGCAACTTGGTAGGCGGCTGATAATAGCAACGGCACTCTGGCCCTTTATCCGGGCATCCGATAACTTCGCACAGTGCATGGTGCAGGTCAAGTCTGGTTCCCACCGTTGTATTCACCTCCAAGGGTCAGCACAAGTCTCGGGTATTGAACTTCAACATCCGTGACTTTCCATTTCACGCCCATGTATTCTGCATACCGCATTGTATGGAAATTTGCCGTTGCATAAGGGTCGGCAAGGATGCTGATTTGGTTGGAGATATTCACTCCATCATTCAGATACTCCCTCCCCTGAAGACGACGAGTATTCCGAGTCAACTCACCGTAGTAGTTGCGCTCTTCAATCTTGTCCTCTGCCCAAACACCGGGAGCAGATTCGGCTGTCACACAGAAACCGATTTTTCCATAGTATTTAGCCATGACAAATCTCCATTTTGATTAGATTTGACTAACCCGTAATCAAGCAGCGGTACTCACAGTCTCCATGGTCTCAAAGACGATGGCGGACTTGGGCACGGTCAGAGCGCCGGAGCAGCGGGTCTCGATCAGGTACTTGTACTGGTTGTAGTCAATGTCAAAGTCGTCAAAGAGCGCCACAGCACCGCCCTTGTCAGCACCGACAGTGTAGTCGGCCAGGTTGACGATGATACCCTGAAGGGTGTAGACGTCCTTCTTCTGCGTCTCGGAATGCTCGACCTCGCGCTTCTGGTTTTCGAACAGAGGGCTGGTAACGATGCGGGAAACACGCATCGCGGTGGCCAGTTCGTCAACGCTCTTGTAAATACGGCGGCCGTTCTTGTCCTTCAGCAGAAGCATCTCGGCCAGAACATCCTCGGTGGTGAAGAACGCGGGGTTGCCGGAGCCACGGTACTCCTTGCGGGCACGGATGGCATCGTCCATGATGTTGTTGACCAGATCAGCGTCGTTGCTGCCCTTCTCAATCTGGCGATTGATGGTAAACAGCTTATCATCAGTCCAGATGGGACGGATGTGCTCGGCACTGATCTTGGAATCGTCGGCAGGAGAACGGCCATCGCCAACCATGATGGCACGAGCGATTTCCTCATTCAGCTTACCGCGCATCTCTCCTTTGATCCAGGCAACCACATCGAAATCGGTGATGTCGATGATGTCGTCACGGTCAAACTTCTGCTTCTTGTATACGGTCTGGGGGTCGGTGGTACGCTTCAGCAGGGTGAAGACCTCCTCGATCTTCTTCTTGCCCTTCGTGTAACCTCGTGCGCGGGCCTCATCGGCAGTAATGTCGGCAAAGCTGGTCTTGACGCGGCTGAACGGAACATGCTTGACACCGGCCATGATGATACCGACGGCAGTCTGGTCACGGTCAATGAACTTCGGGGGCTTGTTCAGCTCGTGGTACTCAGGGAACAGCTTGCCGATGTCCTTGATACCGTAATCACCGGCAGAATGCTCCAGGTAATCCTCGGTGGCCTCCTTCAGGGTCAGACGACCCTTTTTGGCATCATCGATAATAGTGGCCATAGCGTCGTGGCTCAGAACGTCCTCGGTCTGGGTGGGGGCATTCTGGTCAAAAACATTGTGCTTAATCATTTCGGGTTCCTCCTCATTGTTTTTGTTGGGTTCAACGTCTTCGGAATCAGAGTCCATTGCTGCACCAATCAGGGCATACATAACGTTTCTCTGTTCCTCGGTCATGCTCTCGACAACGTCTTTTACGGTTTTTTCGTTTTCAGACGCAGTTTTTTTGATTTCGGTAGGCTTTTTTTCCTCAGCTATTTCGGGTTCCTCCTTTACTTCAGCGAAATGTTCAAGGACGTCTTCGAACTCACCGCTGTCGTAATCGATAGAATCGATGTCACTGTAAATAACCCCGGTATCCGTTTCCTCAGCGCCGTGAGCCATAATTTCCTCGATATGGGCACCTGGATTGGCCCCAGCCAAAACCAGGCTCAACTCCCGGATAATTCCATGGGACACATGCCCGAGGGAACGATCACCGGAATAGCGCAGGCTGTCCGCCCAAATGCTGAACGAGTTGATATCACGATTCTTCACAACGGTTTTAGCCATCTGGCCTTTCTCCGTATCGTTGAACGTAACATAAGCTCGCAGACCCTCAGGGCAGGATTTCAGCAGAGCATGGCCCAGCACATTGTCGATAGAATTGTGCTGGTGCATCCATACCACGGGAACTTCTGTCCCATCTTGGTCCTTAAAGGCCCCGGGCATAATCGTTCGACCGTCACCGCACAACACACCGTATTTGGTGGCCATACCGGCGCAGTCATAGCTATGTTTCGCCATTTTGATCTTCCTCCTTATTAGATTTTTGTGTACCTAATCGAGCGGCAACTTCGTCCTTACTTGCGCTGATGTTCGGATTGCTCAGTATATCGGAATTCGGGTCGTTATTCGGCTTGAAGCCGACAATCTGACGCAATTCGTTAGATGTAAGGATTTCGTTCCGACGCAGCTTATCCGCAATGTCTGCAATTTGGGAAACCGGCACAAGTTTGAACGGTTCGCTGAAGTAGACAATTGACTGTCCGCGCCCACGCGCATTTGAAGAGATGAACTTTCGTTTCATTTCATCCACAATGGAAGAAATAATGGCACCAACAACACGGTTGTTGTAATTCAGCATGGCTTTGTCATCCGCTGTACCGTTCAGAATTTCTTGTGTCATACCTAGCTGCCCCCAGAAAACCTCTTGCAGATACTCGACCTGTTTCATGAGATTGTTGTCGAGACTGCGGTTCAGTTGAGTAATGTGCTCGGTACCGTCCGTGTAGGCAATGCCATACTTTGAGCCTGTAAGCTGCTGTTCGATGTCTTTGCGGCGTCGTTCGGCCTGCTCCTGACGTGCCGGTGTCTTGATGGTATACGGAAGCTGAATAATCAAGTCCAGCTTTCCGGAACTTGTCTGCTCATCGACAACGTCAAGCAATGCTAGCTTACGAATAAGCCGCTGCATCGTTGAGTTCGGTTCGTTCATGATGGGATAGAGCGGGTTTTCGACCAGCGCAACGGCACGTTTCGGCATTATGATTTGCTCATGTCGGCCATTTCGTTCATTGTAAAGTTCAATCTTAACGTCTGACGGATACCACTCGACTACCTTTCCGACGCGTAGTGAATCTATTTCAAATGCGCCCGTCTCAGGGTCAGTGGAAGTCTCCACGGGAACAATAGCAACGTGGCCTTCATCCAGCATTGTCATCACAATGTCTTGAATAAGGGCTCGTCCGCTCTGGTCAAGGTTTGCTTCCAGAGTTAGACAGCTATTTAAACCGCCGGAATGTTCCTGTTTGAATCGACCATCGGAATCCAAATCGGCATGAACGATACGAATGTCCGCGCAATCCATTGCAATACGGGTTATGACGGAAGTAACGATAGTCCGCTCATTACCTCGACTAAACCGTACTCGATCGGGTCGATAAGAGTAACCGCAACCGTAGTCCCGATAGGACATCGGAGAGTCCCGACTTAGAAAAGCGTTCCATGCATGTTTCAGTCTGGAACCGAAAGTTTGATTTTCATCCATGAGCACACCTCATTCAAAAGCTTCTCTGTTGTTTTTGTAAGCCACAAAAGCGTCCATCATAGCCGCAACAGCGTCGATTTTCTCACTGTAACGCTTTTTCCATAGCTTACGGTTTCCATTGGTATCTTCCAAAGTGATACAGTTCCCCATAGCAAACGTCATGAGTTCCTCATCAAACAAAAGCATCCGCTCCCCTGCCAGCTTCTTGAGCTCACCAAGAGGAACGGATTCCGTTCTTGCACCCTGTATAACTTTTTCGATTCCAAACGGGCCATTTTCGCTGGCCCAGCGTTCGACGAATTCTTTTGAATTGTACGGGTCGTAACCAAAAGCCGTAACGTCGTATTGGCATCGGGCGATATGATTGTCAAGGTCCTCATATACCTGCATTATATCAAGAACCGCGCCTTCCATAACGATTAGACTGCCTTCATTCATGAACTTCTCGTACAGCACTCGTGTGGCCGCAGGTAATTTCATGAGTGTCAACGATGTTATGTAATTCCGTGTCTTGATACCGAAACATCCGTTTGAAAGCGGGAAGATGAACGTAAATGCACAGAAGTCATCACCCTGACTAAGGTCTGCGCCAAGAGCACACTGCATCTTCCAATATTCACGGTGCGGATGACACAATGTTTCCTCATAAGTAAAAAAGTAGGTATAGCCTTCCATGGGCAGACCAAAACGTTTTGCGAGAATATCATTACGTGCAGACGGGTTCTGTTCTGCGCGCTCGACGTCCAGCTGATACGTTTCGTAAGTAACGGTCTTTCCTAGATTAGGATTGGCCTTTAGCCACATATCGGGGTTTCCAACTTCATCTACGGAGTCAAGCTTGTACCACCAAATCGACACATGCGGATTGAAATACTCACCCTTTAGGATTTTCATCAATTCCATTTTGATTGTATCGCCGCTGCCATTACGGACGGTACCCTCTGAACTCGTGGCTATGATGACATAATCGTTGTCACCCTTAGACCCTTGCTCTTTGGTTGCACCCTGTTCAATAGCACCGATGGGGTCTTCCCGAATATCGCCGGAAAGCCATTCATCCACCGAGGCACATGCAACACGAAGACCCTGAAGTTTATCGATAGTCATAGGACGAATCTCAAGAAGAGACCCAGTCGTGAAATTCTCGATACCTTTTTTGGTAGCAGCTAGCTTAACTCGATTTGCTTTGGAACCCGTCGTGTTTTGCAGGGAGCCTTCGGTCAAGAACTTGAACACGGGGCCGCGTGCTCGGGTGATAGCCGTTCGGAGAGGAGATAACACCTCATCCGCCTGGCGCATAGTCGGAGCGGTAGTGATCTGTAATGTGGTAAGAGTTTTGACATTCAGGAAATAGTTTTGGATACAGGTATCATACAAAGATTTAGCAGCACCTCGTCCGACAATAAGATACTGTTTATTGATTAGCCGTTTCTTGATTTTTTTGTTGACATAATGTCCGCCATGCCCATCGGGGTTAGGCTCATACACACTTCTGTCAATAAAGTAGTACCAACCAAAAATCTCCTCTCCCCACACCTTAAATGTATCAAGCATGTGGAAATCAGAGCCATCGGTAAGAGTCAGTTCACCTTCACAAGAAGCAATCCAGCCTTCAACCGGGTTCGGGTCATAGTATTTGGTCGGGTCAGCAATCAAATCATCAATGCGGTTCATCTCCATTGCCACTTCACGGCAAACGGGGATTTCGCCTCGAAGCACGGCCTCTCTGAACTGGCCGTAATACTTCGGAACGGCAGTATTAGAGAGTGCCATAATGTCTCCTTATTTCTATTTTTTTCAACAATGTACAGATTCATAAATACGAATTTTTATTACCTCTTTTCACACGCTATTGAAGTTTTGATTTATTATGCTATACTGAAATAAAAAGGAGGAATCTAACAATGCTTACACCCGGTCATGTCAATCGTAAAAATCTGCTAAAAGAAATGAACATAAAAAATTTCAATTATATGACTGTAGATGATGTCATAACTCTTGCTAATCGTATGCCCAATATGGATAGAGAACTCGCCAGACAAGTGATATCCGAGTTTCCTGATTTTGTACAATATAGTAAAATGTTAGTATCGAGCATGAAAGAAAATGTCGATCTCGCATTTTCAGCAAATCGAGAAAGCATGATGGCGGTTTATGATTCATGTAATCGAACGTTAGATTATTGCTTTAAGCGACTGGAGTCAAATGACATAACCGAAGAAGAACGTAATAAGCTTATGGAGATGGTTCTTGATGTCAACGAAATGATGCGGTTAAAAGATACAGAAAATAAAGAATTTATTTCAGACATTATTGGCAAAGGTTTGTCCGTTCTCGGAGCAGTGGCTTTGGGAGTTGTGACAATACTCGGTGCTGCGTCTCAGATAAAAGAACACGACATTTCCAACGAAGACGAACAAAAATATGATTACGAAGAATAATCAATCTTTTCGCATCTTTTGAATTGCTACGGCAATGCTCGCAGCGGAACTGGCGACAGCGAGAGCCGTTCCTGCATAGTCAAGAATTTCGCCAACTTTTTGCCGACCTACGGATATTTCGCTTTCTCCAAACAAATCTTCATACTGTCTCTCTAAGTTTTTTCGGTTGATTACTTTGCGAAGCTCGTCATCGGACATGGCGGATAAATCCATGTGTTTCTTGTGTGTACTTTTTTGCGTCAGCCTTTTCAAATCAGAAGTTGCATTCTTCGCAGAATCAATCGCCTCTTTAGATTTTTCCAAGGATGTTTTCATTTTATGGTTTTTCTTATATTGTGCTTCAAGGGCATGTCGTTTGTTATCTTCTAAAAGCTCAGAATCGCTCATTTCTTTGATAGATTTCCGCTTTTTTCCTTCCGTGGTCAAAGTACCATCCTTATTCTGGTATCGACGGATACCCCACTTCATACCAAGGATACCATGGTGGGCTAAGTAGTCGTCCCCCGAATTTACAGATTCATAAATCCACATAGTCATCACCTCACACGAATCTCTAGGGTTAGTTCAGACCTTAGAGAATTTTATTTGCGTCTAGTCCGAATAATTTCTTTGGCTGACAATTCCGATTTCGGATGTTCCTTACGATATTTCTTCACATGCTCCAGATTGGCTTTTTCGATCAAAGCATCAGTCACCAATTTACTGGCGGAACCAACACCAATAGCAGATGCACCGACAGGAGTATAAGCTTTAACCAAATCTTCAGCGTACTTTTTATAGATTTCAGCTTTTAGTTGCTTCTCTATTTGCTGCTTACCAATAGAAGAAATCGAATCAACGGCGGTTTTGGCAGAACCATTAAAGACAATTATCGGGCTTCTTGTGTTGTAACCGGAATATTTGGAGTCGTTAATATCTTTAATTGCATCGTATCCGGCTTTCTTTAGAGCATCATAGAATTTGCTGCTTACGCTTTGCCCTCTTGGGGTATGATCTACCAAAGCAATATTCACCGCTTCGTAAACGTGATTGTCAATTTTGCCAGCATTGAGACTTTTAAGGGCTTTGTCAAATACTTTCTTTTGATTAGGAG